AACAAAATACGCTTTTCACCCCACCAAATAGCCTTTTTCGTACGTCATCCAAAAAACTCATTTGTCCTTGTTGCCCGGTCCCAGAAACCAGAACCAGGTTCAGAACCAGGTTCGACAAAAAACAAAAATCGAAAAACAGGGCGGGCCCACCCTGAGCTTGTGCGCTTGTACCCTGGTTCCAGGATCCTGGAGCTTGTAGACTTAGGCCTCCAGCTTGAACCCTTGGCTTGTGGGCTTGAGGACTGCTTCGCCTTGCTTGAGGGCTTGGGAGCTTGACGACTTACGGGAGGGCCCACCCTTTTTTTTAAGCTTGCACCCTTGCAAGCTTGTGGCCCAGCCCCCTGGCGGTTTATTATTTTCATTGATTATTTTGATTAGATTTTTAAGTTTCATATTAATGAACCCCGTAAGCTATGTTTTTGATATCAGGGTCCCAGCAATTTCTACAATCTCCACAATTGCCGCCTTGAGTTGGAGCCGGGCAGGTTGCATCTTTCGTTACTACGGTTGAAGTATTGCTCCAGGTACCAGCGGATGGCTGGTCGATCATAGTCATAGATAAACGAATAATCAAATTTTTTGGGCATCTGGTTAAATGGTCCTTGATCCAGGCTTCTCGAGTTGGCATCCAATGCTGCATATCAGGCGTTAACCTACAAACGGCAAAAATTTTGTTTAGGTGGTCCAGGTCCTGGACGTCGCCGGCATCGTGCCATCTGAAAACTTTATGCTTTGAAACGGCTTCAGAATTAATTACAACGGCCATAGCCTCCACCCATAACGGGTTTTTTATAGACTCAAGCCTTTTATATTGTGCTTGTACAATTGCAGGGAATCTTACATAATTATTTTTTAATGCATAGCAGCCCTCGCAAACGCTGTTAGGAATCAACCTAAGTTTGGCACCCGTTTTACATTCCGCTGCCGGGATCCCGTAAGCATAGCCCGGCATTTTCTCCGGCTTGCTCAATGATACTATTATTTTTTTTGCTTCTTTTATATTCATGTTTTTATATCCTTTTGATTTATATTCATCCTACAATATCCCAGAACCCCTGTCAAGCTTGAACGCTTGCAGCCTTACGGGAGGGCCCACCCTGAGAGCTTGAACGCTTGCAGCCTTACGGGAGGGCCCACCCTTTTTTTTAAAAAATTTTCCCGCATCAGTTGCATAGCAACCAATGCGGTTTTCCAACAGATTGGAATTCATTAATCTAGAAGCGTGTAATATTGCTCAGTAAAATGGACCTGGAACCAATGGATCCCCTTCCTTACAATATCATAATCTTCAGCTAGTTCAGCCTCCTTGATGGTGTCGTATACCGCGACCGCGTAACGGGGCAGCTCGCAGGACTCACCGCTGTAAGGGTTGGTAACCTCCTCCATCCCAAACTTAGATGCTGGATCAGTCATCATAATTTTAAAGGGCAGCTTTTCAGCTGGTTTAAATATTTCTTTTAGTTTCATAGATTACCTCCTTGTATATCTTCAATCGTTGAATCATTATTTAAAGCTAAAATAATTTTTTCTTTTAAATTAGCGCTATCCTCCTGAATACCTTCAGGAGGGGGCTCGTCTATGTTACAGTCTAGCCAGGTTAACACCATGTCAATGATGGCTTTTTCTTTAGTCATTTTTAGCCTCCTTATTTTTGAGCATCTCTAATCTAGCATCTATTTCTTTAATGCTGTTTTGACTCTCAATGATTACTTTCATTAAGGCTATTTTATAGCAGTACAACTCGATTTGATTACTGTCTTTTGTAACAAGTTCAACTTTCATTTTTTTCCCTTCTGTTTAATTAGATCTTCAGTATAGGATATTATAGGATCTGTCAACTATTTATTTTCCCTGGTCTGTGGATAACTCTTAAAAATTATATGGGAGGGCCCACCCTGCTTGAGAGCTTGCTAATATTTGGGAGGGCCCACCCTGCTTGCAGCCTTACTATTATCTGGGCGGGCCCACCCTAAAAAAAATAAATTTAAATGCAACTATAAAGTGAAAAAATAGACTTGACATATATCCTACAATATCCTATAAGAAATACGGTTGCAAGGGTGGTCATGAAAGACGGCAAAGTCGAGGGTAGCCCGAAATTGTGTTTTGAAAAACTTTCACATAAGAAACACGGCAACCACTAAATAAACAGAAAGGAAAAAAATGAAACCAATACGATCAAATGAACTAGAATTTTTTAAAGAATTAATTAATTCTAAATTCACAGATAAACAACGGTCACTTGATACTGAAATAAACATTGAGGCAGAAAAGCTATCCGATAAAAGAAAAGGTGCTTTTGCTTCGGAGTGTGGTGTCAGTAAAGAGTTGAAAGCGTTGGAGCAAGCAGATAAAAAATATAGGGACTTTATAAGAACTAAAGACCAAGCAGAAAGACTACTTTTAGATAAAGTGGCTTTGATTGGTACTTCCTTGTCCGAGAAGCTAGGACGGTTGTCCAAGAATAGAGACTGGAACGACAGCTTTCACGATTTTAGTCCTAAGGAAGACGGCGTTGAATTTTTTATTACACGCCTAGATAATGCTTGTTATCGAGAAGCAGAAAGACACGTTAAAAAAGGGCATAAGTTATTTAATGCTTTAAAAGAAAAAAAGGACAATTGTAAATTAATTGTTCACACTGGAAGCGACATACAAACCACTGTTCAAACGCTTCAAACTGAAATGGGTAGCGCAGATATAAGGTTATCTATTCCTGATAAACTTTTACAGATAGCTGTAAAATAAGCACTTGACATCCCTATCCTATTGGTTATAGGATAGGGTAACAACAGAAAGGTAAAAAATGAACGATAAAAAAGCAGAAGCATTAGTTGATATTATGGCTAAGCAAAATAAGTTAATACTTTCAACTAGAGAACGATTAATTATATTAGAGCAAAAAAACAGAGCCCTAACTATTTTTACAGTGGTGTTATCTTTTTGCTTAATCATTGGATTGGGGGTTATCAATGGTTAATGGTGAAAGATTTATTATTACTTACTATGCTAAAAAGCATGGTAAGTTTGTCGATAGGCGCGGAACGTGGGATTTGAAATGCCGTTATTGGTTTTCAAAAACTATGCAACCATTAGTAACTTATTTTGATTTAGACGCTAATAGTTATAGGACTGCTTCGGGTTCGTATAGAGTGAAACGGGGACAAGATGTATAGTTTAACATCTCTAATAGCTATTGCTCTATTTACCTTTGGTATATTTGTAATAGCTTTGTGTATGCTTCTAAATCATTTAGAGGATATTAACTATCAAGAAAGGAAAGGAAAACGATGAAAAAAATAAAATCATGGGCTATCGTTGTTGAGTGGGTTGAGAGGGTAGATGATAACGAAACTTGGAACACAGAAACTATTACAGAAATTCCAAATGATGTTTCTCAACCAATAGATGATTGGTTAACTGAATATGAAAGTGAGGAAAACAAATGAAACGAATAAAAATATATGTTGAGGGTGGTGTAGTGCAAGATGTTATTTTTGAAGGGTTAATAAAAGATGAAGAAATGACTTATGAAGTTATTGACTATGATGAAATAGACGCTACAAAAAATAAAAAAACAGAAAGTGAGGAAAACAAATGAAACTAAAAACAGAAACATTTGAAATGACTGTGAAAGATAAAAAAGTAGAAGTCACTCATCAAGGATTTAAATCATTCAAGGAACAGAAAGAAGGTTTAAACCAAGTAAAGGAGTGTATAGAAGAATCTATTAGTCAGGAAGAAAAGAAAGACGGATTTATTCCCTATAATAACTTTGAGTGTTCAGTTAGTTGGAAGTTAATATAATTTAAACTACATCTAGTATGTCAAGCATTATCTACATACTAGATGTAGTGGCTTGTGGATTAAAATTTTATTGGGCGGGCCCACCCTTTTTTTTATTTAAGAAGTTATCCACAGACCGATGAAAATAAAATTAAATTAGTTCTTGTTTATCCTATTAGATCCTATATAACTTTACTTAACAACAGAAAGGAAAACAAATGCCACTAGAAGTACACTACGTAAACGACAAATCTTGGAACCCGGAAACTGAAAAGTTTGACGATCCAAAATTAAGAAATGAGGCGGATGATATTGGTCACATATTAATGTTGATTGGTATTACTGAGGTAACTGATCAGACAATCCCAGAGATCATAATCAGAAGCATGATTTTGGACAGGGTGTATAATAACAAGGAAAGAAAACCTGAAGTGTTCACTGCTCCTTTACAAAGACACATAGGTTTAAAAATTGAGGGAAAATGGGCGGGCAACGAGACTCGTTGGAAGTTCACATCTCGTATTGCCAAAGGTATGATGCATGATATTGCTAACACGGTGTTGAACTAACCCAGCTGGGGGTATGTAGAAAGGCATACCCCCACATATAGTGTCTATCACTTTATAGTTGTATGTGGATAAAAGAATACTGGGCGGGCCCACCCCCAATGTATGTAGTATTCAATAGAGGTACCAGACCGATCCATTACAAGTATTGACTTTATAAAAGTCGACCCCCCTTTTTGACAGATAGGGATCCTAAGCCTAGTATATATAGACTAATACACATAGTTAAGGTAAAAGTTTTGAAAACATATTAATAATATGCAAAAAAATATTACAAAAAATTTAGATGGATTGACTCCAGATGAAAGTGCTAAATTACTAGAGCTTGAACGCAGCGTTGCTTTAGATGAGGCTCGCCCAAATATTACAAAAAATTTTTTAAGTTTTGTCAAATATGTTTGGCCAGAATTCATTGAAGGTTCTCACCACAAAATTATTAATAAAAAATTTAACGATTTGGCTAAGGGTAAGATCAAACGTCTTATTATCAATATGCCACCAAGACATACCAAATCAGAATTTGCATCCTATCTATTACCTGCATGGATGATTGGAAAAAACCCAAAGCTAAAAATTATTCAAGCTACTCACACAGCAGACTTAGCCATTGACTTTGGACGTAAGACCAAGAACTTGGTTGACCAAGATGATTATAAAGAACTTTTTGAAACCAGACTACAGGAAGATAGTCAGGCAGCAGGGAAATGGAAAACCGATCAAGGAGGTGAATACTTTGCAGCCGGTGTAGGTGGAGCAATCACGGGTCGTGGTGCCGATTTATTGATTATTGATGACCCACATAAAGAACAAGATATTAGAGCTGACAGTAAAGCTTTTGAAAAAGCTATGAACTGGTATACGGCTGGTCCACGTCAACGTTTACAACCTGGTGGAGCTATCGTTATTGTAATGACAAGATGGTCTACCAAAGATGTAACCGGACAATTATTAAAAGCACAGAGTGAAGAAGGATCAGATCAATGGGATGTAGTGGAATTACCAGCCCTGCTCCCCGATGGAAAACCCGTGTGGCCTGAGTTCTGGACGGCGCAAGAATTACTTAAGACGAAAGCATCTATTCCAGTTACTAACTGGAATGCACAATACATGCAACAACCGACCGGGGACGAGGGAGCTTTAATTAAAAGAGAATGGTGGAAAGACTGGACTTCCAAATATCCACCGCCAACCGAATATATTATTCAATCTTATGACACCGCGTTTACCAAAGGAACCAAATCAGATTACAGTGCTATTACCACTTGGGGTGTTTTTACCACGGAAGAGGGTGGACAGAATTTAATATTGATGGATGCTTTTAAAGCTCGATATGAATTTCCAGAGCTTAGACGTTTTGCTTATCAACAATATTTAGATTGGAAACCGGATATGGTAATCATTGAAGCCAAAGCTTCGGGTCTACCTTTAACCCATGAGCTTAGACAAATGGATATCCCTGTTATTAACTTCACTCCTTCACGTGGAAATGATAAACATGTACGTGTGAATTCTGTTGCACCTTTATTTGAATCTGGTAAGATATGGGCTCCAATGCATGAACATTTTGCTCAAGAGGTAGTTGAGGAATGTGCGTCGTTCCCTTTTGGGGAACATGATGACTATGTAGATAGTACCACACAGGCGATCATGCGTATTAGACAGGGTGGTATGGTTCGACATCCTGAAGATTATAAAGATGAACCGGTAGTAAGAGGCGAAATAAAATATTATGGTTAATAAAACTTTATTAGAAATTGCAGTAAAACTAGCTCAAAGGCTTGGTGCTAATCCATCCAAGTTCCTCGGCACCAAAACAAACGTTGATTTCCTGGGATCAGGGCCCAAGGATGGAATGCTATTTCAACAAAACATTAACCCAGAAGCATATTTAAAAATTGGTAAAGAAAAAGTATTACCCATGATTGAGGATTCTATGGGCTATTTTTCTGGTGGTAAATTAAACAATGTTCAAGGACAGAAATTAATAGATAATATGAACGTCATGCTAGACCTTGAGAAAAAAATGCCTCAGTTACCAGGGACCGGGGGACTGGGATCTCTAAAAGAGACTCCTGAGATAGCTTCCGTACTACCGGGTCCAGAAGCAGGATACAAATTTTCAAAACCTATGTCTACTAGAGATAAATTTAAAAAAGCATATAGAGATGGTGATCTCACTGGAAATAGAAAAGGCCGTCAAAATGCAGTGGATCTATCTCCTAATGCACCACCAGGTACAATACCCGCTCCTAAACAAAAAGGTAATAAATATTCCAAAGCATTTGCAGCAGCTTCTAGTTTAGATATGCAAGGCAAACCTTTAACACAAGTATATAAAAATATAGCTAAGATAAAAAAGGAAGAGGATGCTAGTAAACAAGTATTAAAATCATCACTTGAGCAACAAAGCATCATTAGTGAATATTTAGAAACATTAGCTTTCTACAGACAAAAATTTGGAGCGAAAAAAGGTCCTGTTCAATTGAACAAAGATTATAAAAAATTTTTCCCTGAAAAATTTAAATTCCTTTTCCCTGAAAAAAAAGCAGAAGGCGGAAGAATAGGATTTTCAAATGCAGGTATTGTTCCAGGAACTAATAACAAACTTCGGTATAGTAAAAATTTAATGCAAGAATATAAAGCAAATGTAGATGAAGGATATGAAGGATCGGTTGATGATTATATTAGAGAATTTTATGGTGAACAATATTTAGATCCAAGTTATGCTAAAGGCGGAAGAGTAGGTTTTTCAAAAGGCGGTCTTGCTAAAATCTTGGAGTTGTAATGATTCAGCCTCTTGAAAGCTCGGATCAAATTCTTGCAGATGCATTAGGAGAAGACGGTATTGGTCTTGTAAAAGAATTTAGAAACGATGATTCTAGTACTTATTTATCTAACGAGAGACAGCAAAAAAGTATGTTAATAGATATGTTGGTAAAACCAATAGTATCTCCAACGGCAGCAACAGAACAATCTAGTGTATTAGATCAACAGCTTCCCGTTATGGGTGCAGCCACAGTAGGCGGTGCCGCATCAGGTGGAGAAGAACTTTTTAAAGATCGTACAGGGGTTCGTTCTAATTCAAAATTTGTAGGTCCTCTCAAAAAAGGGGTTAGTAAAACTAGGGCAGCTTTAGGTCCTGTTAAAGGAGTCCTTGGAAAAGGATTAGCTACGAGCTTAATGCCAGCAGCACTACTACCGGTAGCAGCCATGGATCTTACTAATCAAGTAAGAGAAGGAGATTCTACTTTAGATATTGCTACCAACCCAATGAATTATTTAGGACCTGCTTTTTCAGGTTCCCTGGTTAAGGAAGCCACAGCTTTCTCCAGTCCTACTGCATCCAGTATCATGCGACTAGGAATTAGTCCAAAGGTATTAAAAACGGTATCTAGAAGATTTGGATTACCGGGTCTTGCAATATCTTCTGGTATTAGTGGGTATGAGATGTTTGATAATTATAGAAAAGGAAAAGGTTTATTTGATGATTAAAAATAAAACTTTAGTTAAAAATATGGAGTATGTTAAATTTGATAAAATACCACCATTAAAAGGACCTAGCCCACAGGGGTTGAATGTTTCAATAAAACAAAGTACAACAGTGATGAACTCGGAGAATATAAATGGCGGATATAGACAAAGCGTTACCAAACGTAGAAACAGAAATTAAAACACCCAGCGACGAGGAACTAGCAACAGTAGAACAAGAAACCCTTGAAGCTCAAATAGGTCCTGATGATATTGACATTACCGAAGAAGAAGATGGAAGTGCTACTATTAATTTTGATCCAGCAGCTGTTAATCAAGCGGGTGGTGAAGGTCACGGAGACAACTTAGCAGAATTATTACCAGAAGATGTATTAGGAAAACTATCTTCTGAACTTGCAGAAAATTATCAAACGTATAAAGCAGCTAGATCGGACTGGGAAAAAGGTTATACTCAAGGATTAGATCTTTTAGGATTTAAATATGAAAATCCTGCTCAACCTTTTCAAGGTGCTTCGGGTGCAACTCACCCTGTACTAGCAGAAGCGGTAACACAGTTTCAAGCCCAGGCGTACAAAGAATTACTACCAGCTACCGGACCGGTAAGCACTCAATCTTTAGGATTACCCTCTAGACAAAAAGAAGAACAGTCTAATCGTGTAAAAGAATTCATGAACTATCAGCTCATGGATGTGATGAAAGAGTATGAACCCGAGTTCGACCAAATGCTTTTTTATCTGCCTCTCAGCGGCTCTGCTTTTAAGAAAGTTTACTATGATGAACTACTTGGTAGAGCCGTATCTAAATTTGTTCCAGCCGATGATATTTTAGTTCCTTACACCGCATCTTCTATTTCAGATTCTGAAGCAGTGGTTCATGTTATTAAAATGTCAGAGAACGATTTAAGAAAAAAACAAGTAGCAGGTTTTTATAAGGATATAGAATTACAACCTGGCTACAACGAAGAAACGGAAGTAGAAAAAAAAGAAAGAGATCTAGAAGGTTTAACAAGAACTAAAGACGAAGATGTATTTACCGTTTTAGAAATTCATACGGATTTAGATTTAGAAGGTTTTGAAGACAAAGACTCCACAGGAGAAAACACAGGAATTAAACTTCCTTATATTGTAACCTTAGAGTTAGGTAGTTCAGAAATATTATCTATTAGAAGAAATTATTTACCAAATGATCCGTTAAAAAAGAAACAAGAATATTTTGTACACTTTAAATTTTTACCTGGAATGGGTTTTTATGGTTTTGGTTTAATTCACATGATTGGTGGATTATCTAGAACAGCAACCACTGCATTAAGACAGTTATTGGATGCGGGTACGTTAAGTAACCTGCCTTCAGGATTCAAACAACGTGGAATACGTGTAAGAGACGAGGCTCAGTCTATACAGCCCGGCGAATTCAGAGATGTAGATGCACCTGGTGGAAGTATCAAGGATGCATTTATGCCTTTACCATTTAAAGAACCGTCACAAACTTTATTACAGTTGATGGGCATAGTGGTTTCGGCAGGGCAGAGATTTGCCTCCATCGCTGACATGCAGGTCGGTGATGGCAACCAACAGGCGGCTGTTGGAACGACTATAGCTCTCTTAGAACGTGGTTCAAGGGTCATGTCAGCGATCCACAAAAGATTATATGTGGCAATGAAAAGTGAGTTTCAGTTATTGGCTGGAGTATTTAAAACTTATTTACCCCCAGAATATCCCTATGACGTAATAGGTGGACAAAGAAATATTAAAGTTACAGATTTTGATGACAAAGTAGATATTTTACCTATTGCAGACCCTAATATTTTTTCTCAGTCACAAAGAATATCCCTTGCACAAACAGAATTACAACTTGCACAGTCAAACCCTGGAATGCATAATTTATATGAGGCATACAGACATATGTATGAAGCAATTGGTGTAAAAAATATTGATCAAATCTTACCACCACCTCAACCACCAAGTCCCATAGACCCTGCTAGTGAAAATATTTTAGCAATGTCTAATAAACCTTTTCAAGCTTTTAAAGGACAAGACCATCAAGCTCATATTACAACCCATTTAAATTTTATGGCTAGTAATGTTGCAAGAAATTCACCGGTGGTAATGGCTAATTTAGAAAAAAACATATTTGAACACATATCTATGATGGCACAAGAGCAATTAGAGGTAGAATTTAGAGAAGAAATACAAAAATTAATGATGCTACAACAACAAATACAACAAAATCCACAAATGGGACAAAATCCACAAGTTCAACAACAGATGATGCAAATGTCAATGGCTTTAGAGTCTAGAAAAGCTAAACTAATTGCAGAATCTACAGAAGAATTTAAAAATGAAGAGGCTAAAATCAGTGGAGAGTACGGTGGAGACCCTATTGCTAAACTTAAAGCAAGAGAACTTGATTTAAGAGCTATGGATAACAGTGCTAAACGGGAGCAAGAAGAAGAAAAGATTAATATTGATAAAATGAAAGCTATGATGAACCAAGGTCAGTTTGACAGAAAATTAGATCAAGCAGAAGAGCTTGCAGAACTTAGAGCGGATACCTCTTTAGAGAAGACTCAGATGGGAATTGACGCTAAAAGAGAAAATGACTTTATGAAACAAATGGACGTTAGGATCTTGAAAGGTCCGAGAAGATAGTGTATAAATAACCAAGGAGAAAATATGACAAATAAAACATTTTTTACAAGGAATAACCCAAAGTACGTTGGTGAAGTTGTGTCGGATACGCCTAAAGCGGATTCCACTAACACACTAAATACTAATGCAGATGGATTTTCCCAAGAAGTAGAAATTAAAGTTCCTTTAGGACAACCAACTGTGAATAAAGTTAGTGGCCAAAAGAGAATGTTAGCTTCTAAAAAATCTACTTGTAAGTGGTACTAAATCATGTGGTTTTCGGCAATTAAATTAGCCGTTTCTGCAGGAAGTCACATCTATAAAAAGAAACAAGAAACTAAAATGATGATGGCAAATGCACAAGCCAAGCATGCAGAAAAAATGGCGAACGGGGAATTAGAATACTCGGGAAAACTTTTAGAATCTAGAAATTCAGACTGGAAAGACGAATTTATTTTGATTTTACTTTCGGTGCCTATCGTAATGTTAGGATGGTCCGTATGGTCAGACAATCCCGTACATATGGAGAAAATGGAGTTATTTTTTGTCCATTTTGGTAATTTACCCTTATGGTATCAAACAATTTTTGTAGGTGTAATTGCGAGCGTTTATGGACTTAAAGCAACACACTTGATAAAAGGTAAATAGTAGTATAAAAAACGTATTAAAATAACTTAAGGTATACATTATGAGTTTAAAGAAAAAATTAAAAAAAGCGGCTAAAGCAGCAGCAGTAGTTGGAGGAGCATTCCTTGCTTCTAAAGCTCTTGGAAATAAAAAAAGAGACAAGGCCATTGATGCAGGAATAAAAGCAGCAGACGCTGACAAAGGTTCTGACATGTCTCCTATGACACCAAAACCTAAACCATCAACACCATCAACACCTAAAAAAAAGAAAGCAACCATTGCAGGTGATTATAGTGGTATTGTAGATTATGGTGCAGATATAGATGTATCTGGCCCATCTACTCCCAGAAAAAAAATGACACCTGGTCCAAAATCAATACCTCTTATACCAAATGCCGGTTTTAAATCTGGTGGAAGAGTTAAATCAAAAATTAAAGGCTGTGGAAAAGCACTAAGAGGCTTTGGTAGAGCAATGAAGGGGAGAAAATAATGGCTAATCCAAGATTCAATACACAAGTTACTAATGTTAGAGGTAAAACAAATACAACTAAAAAAAGAGTTAAAAAAAACATGGGCGGTTCTATGAACCCAGCTATGGCAAGAAGAGATATGGCTTCAGGATATTATCCATCTGATATGGGTATGGAAGGCGGCGCTATGTATAAAAAAGGTGGCCGTGTTATGAAAAAGAAAAAGAAAAAATAATGTTAAAAAAAATAAAAGAAAAAATATGTGAATTGTTTTGTAAACTATTTGGTATTACACAATGTTTGTGTGATCACGAATGCGAATGTAAAAAGGATAAAAAATAATGCCTGGAAAAATGATGATGAAAAGACCTATGATGAAAAAAGGTGGAAAAGCTTTAAAAAAAGTTAAGCCAAATCAAAAAGGTTTAAAAAAATTGCCCAGAAAAGTTAGAAACAAAATGGGTTTTATGAAAAACGGCGGAAGAGCTAAGTAATGGCCGGTAAAGGTTTGTACGCAAACATCCACGCTAAAAGAAAACGTGGTGGTAAAATGAGAAAGAAAGGTGCAAAAGGTGCACCAAAAGCAAAAGATTTTAAAAGAGCAAAACAAACAGCGAGATCATAATGACTAAACTTTGTCCTAGAGGAAAAGCAGCAGCGAAAAGAAAATTTTCGGTATACCCTTCAGCATATGCAAACGCATATGCCTCTAAGATTTGTGCAGGTAAAATTAAAGACCCATCTGGAGTTAAGAGAAAAGATTTTAAAGGACGTAAACCAGCAGCTATGGGTGGTACGATGAGAACCGGTTACATGGGTGGTGGACTTACAGAAGCTACAGCTAAATTAAAAAGACAAGGATTAAAACGTGGTGGCATAGCCACAGGTTGCGGTAAGGTCATGTCAAATAGAAGAAAGATTACTAAAGTATATTAACACCATGGCAAAAAATGGGCTAGATAAATGGTTCAAACAAAAATGGGTAGATATTGGTTCTAAAAAAAAGAACGGCTCATTTGCAAAATGTGGTCGTTCCAAACAGAAAGCAGACTCGAAACGAGCTTATCCAAAGTGCGTGCCACTTGCAAAAGCAAGATCTATGTCTTCATCTCAAAGAGCTTCTGCTGTAAAAAGAAAAAGAGCAGCAGGAAACACGGGTCCTAAACCAACTAACGTTAAAACAATTGTGAGGAAAAAATAATGGTAAAAGAATTAAAAAAAGTAATTAAAGGTTTAAAGAAAGCTTCTAAATTACACGCAGGACAAGCTAAGCTAGTTAAAAAACATATCAAAAAAATGAAGGGCAATAATGGTAAGAGCAGCAGATAATATGCCTGCAAGAAATAAAAAAAACTTTAGACCAACAAAGTCTGGAGCAGGAATGACACAAGCTGGTGTTGCCGCTTATCGAAGAAAAAACCCTGGAAGTAAATTAAAAACAGCGGTGACTGGCAAAGTCAAACCAGGATCTAAATCTGCAAATAGACGTAAGTCTTACTGTGCACGTAGTGCAGGACAAATGAAAAAATTTCCCAAAGCTGCAAAAGACCCTAATTCAAGGCTTCGCCAAGCACGCAAAAGATGGAAATGTTAAAAAATAGAGAGGTAGTATAATGGACGACATGAGTTATGTAGACAAGATAAGAAAAGTTATTAAAATGAGACATGATGATATAGTTTCTGCTCTAGCATCAGGAGCTGTTGACAACATGGAAAAATATCAATATATGTTAGGACAAATACGAACATATCAGTATTTAAGTCAGGAAATATCCAACCTGTTAAACAAAAAGGAGCAAAATGAACAAGACGGAACCATTATTAACCTCAACTCAAAACCAAAAAATTGAGTTACCCGATAAGAAATTAGTAGGTGTAAAACCTATAGAAAAAAAATCAGATGAAATTGGGAAAACTCCAAAGCCTACGGGTTGGAGACTTTTAGTTTTACCTTTTAAACAAAAAGAAAAAACTAAAGGTGGAATATTATTATCCGATGTAACAGTAGAAAGATCTCAAGTAGCATCAACTTGCGGTCTAGTTTTAGATTTGGGCCCACACTGTTATGATAAAGAAAGATACCCAGAAGGTCCCTGGTGTAAGAAAGGTGATTGGATTATATTTGCAAGATATGCAGGATCACGAATTAAAATAGATGGGGGTGAAATAAGACTTCTCAATGATGATGAAGTTTTAGCAACTGTGGAAAACCCTGAAGATATATTCCACGAATTTTAACCATAGGAGAAACTATGCCACTAAACGAAGACGATAAAACAGTTGAACTAGATGTAACCGGACCAGGTGCTACTGTTGAACTGCCAGATACAGAAACTGAAAATGAAACCGATAAAAAGGAGAACAATAATGAGCCGACTGTTGCTTACGATAATGAGTCCAATGATACACCTGAGAAACCTGATGAGCAGTTGGATGTTCGAGATGAAAAGAACCAGGGAGGCGAGGTTGTACAGAAAGTTCCTGAAGATGGGGATAGTAAACAGAAAAACAACTCTAAAGATGTTGAAGAATACTCTGAAGGGGTTAAGAAAAGAATAGCAAAATTAACCAAGAAGATGCGAGAAGCAGAGAGACAGCGAGAAGAAGCTGTATCTTATGCACAGCGTGTCAAGGCGGAAAGAGATAGATATGAAGCTACAGCTACATCTTTAGATAAAAATTATGCTACCGAAATGGAGGGTAGAATTTCTTCTTCTCTTGCAGCAGCTCAAGCAAAACTTGCAGCAGCAAGAGTTAATGATGATGCAAAAGCAGAAGTAGAAGCATTAACGTCTATTTCTCAATTAGGTTATGAACAAGGTAAACTTGCTGAATTAAAAACTCAACATCAAATGCAGGAAACTGCTGAAAAAGAAAAACTTGTTCAACCAGAATATCAACAGCAGCCAATACAACCAGCACCTGCGGCAAGAGACCCTAAAGCAGAAGCTTGGGCTGACAATAATGAGTGGTTTGGCAAAGATAATGCTATGACTTATACAGCATTTGATTTACATAGAAAACTTACCGAAGAAGAGGGAATGGACCCACAATCAGATGATTATTATTCTGAGGTGGATAAAAGAATAAGACTTGAATTCCCCCACAAATTTGATAAGATAGAACAACAGACTAGTAAACCTACACAAAACGTTGCCTCTGCAACGCGTAGTTCAAAGACAGGTCGCAAAACTGTGAAGCTCACACCGACACAGGTAACAATAGCTAGAAAGCTAGGTGTGCCACTAGAAGAGTATGCGAAACAACTTATAATCACGAAGGAGGTATA